TTGATAGCCTGAGTTGCATCAAACGGAATCTCAGATCCATCATCATGAACATAAATAGGTTTTCCATCTTCAATTGCTACAACACCGTTTTCGTCAAGTTTCAATTCCATGGCATCACGCCTCCAATTTACTCGGTATCTCACCGATCCTAGAGTTTCGCATTCGTACAAGTGAACACAATCAAACGATCAACGTTTTAACTATATCCAAAAATCTGAACACATTAAAAAACAAAATACGCACACTGTGAAAAACATATCAACTTGACAATGCGTAAATAAATCAAGATAATTAAAATTAAGCATTGACAATAGTTGGTATTCATAGTCATACTACACAGAAAACTCTTGACAAGTCAATTTAGCTCATTAACGGGGAAAATAAAACAAATGAATGGATATAGAACAACAGGTCCTAGGCGACGCAAAATTGCAATTGAAGATAGAAAGCGAAGACAGCAAAAGAATTTTATTGCATGTTTTGCTAAAACTGGTTTTAATGTTTCGAGAACATGCAGAATTATCGGTATCTCTCGTGGCACATACAACAATTGGGTAGAGAATGAAGCTAGATTCGAGGGAATGTTAGAAGCCGCTAAAGAAGAAAAATTAGACGTTGCTGAATCGATACTGTTCGACAACATGCAAGATAACAATAAATTTGTATCAAATGCAGCTACTATCTTTTTCCTTAAGACGCAAGCCAAAGAACGTGGATACACTGAAAAACAAGATATCGATCTTAATTTTACGCAAAAACGTGACAAAAGTGAGATTGATGCAATCGTGAATGCTGCATCTGCTGCCGATAACATTATCATCGATGCGAAAATATTAAAGCCGAAAAGGAAGATGTTAGGACAAGGTGGTGAAATTGAACAATAGCGGTAGAGGCAAGACTATTGTCACTCCTGAAGAATATGCTTTTGGTAGGTTGCTAAGCTATGTTCGATATCAATGGCCGGAATATATAATTGGCAAACATCATGCGTATATCGCAAAATGTCTTGAAGAAGTCGAGAAAGGAAACATTGATCGACTGATAATAACGATGCCGCCACGACACGGAAAAACTTACTTAGCCTCTGAATTTTTTAGTGCATGGTATCTTGGTAGAAATCCAGCCAATCAAGTTATATTTGCATCTTACTCTCACGATAGAGCAAGCGATGTCGGCCGTAAAGTTCGTAATCAATTATTAAGTCCACAATTTCAGAGTGTATTTCCAGATTGCAGAGTTTCAAAAGATACTCAAAGTGTTAGCAATGTTGGGACTGATGAAGGTGGTCATTTCTTTGCAGTAGGTCTTGGTGGAGCAATCACTGGAAGAGGTGCACATTGTTTTACTGGAGAAACACTTATTGATACAGAAATTGGAAAAATATCAATAAGAACTCTATATTTAATGAATAATCCACCAAAAGTATTGAGTTATAATCATGAAAATGGTAAAATAGCATTATCTAAAATCATTGCTAAGAGAATGATTAATGCTAATGAAATTTTCAGAATCGAAACATTTAGTGGAAATAAAATCGAATGTACCAGAGACCATGGTATATATAGCTTTGAATCCGGATACCGGAAGGCCGGTTTATTGCGATCCGGCGACAAGGTTGCCGTTCAAAAAAAGCAGATTAAATACAACATGCAAAATATGTGCGATTCACCACAAATCAAAGCAGACACCATTTCCACGGTTACAAGAATATGCACTAAAGGCGAACATGTCTATGATATCCAAGTAGAGGAAAATGAAAACTTTTTTGCCAATAATATATTAAGCCACAATTGCCTACTTATAGATGATCCTATAAAAGGTCAAGAAGAAGCCAACTCAGACTTATTTATGATAAAGATGCGTGACTGGTATCAATCTACTGCGTACACTCGTCTTATGTCTGGAAACTCTGCTATTGTTATCATTCAAACGAGATGGGTGAACGATGATCTTGTTGGTTGGCTACTGAAAGAGCATGAGGATGAAGGTTGGGCTGTTATTAATTTTCCAGCGATGGCGGTAGAAGAAGATATCCTTGGGAGAAATGTTGGCGATGCGTTATGGCCAGAGATGTACGACGAAGAACGTCTTACTAGAATAAAAAAAGCAGTTGGCATACAAACATGGAATGCTCTTTACCAAGGAAATCCAGTCGGGCAAGAGGGCAGTATAGTAAAGTATGAATGGTTACAGTACTACGAAAAACAGCCTGAAGACTTTAAGCAAATTACTCAAAGTTGGGATACAGCATTCAAAGCAAATCAACTGAACGATCCAAGCGTTTGTATTACATTTGGGGAAACAGATTCCGACTATTACGTTTTGGATGTATTTCGTAAACGTCTTGAATATCCAGATCTTAGAAAAGCAGCCATTGCAATGTTTAATGAATGGAAACCGAATCGCGTTATAGTTGAAGATCGTGCAAGTGGACAAAGTTTAATACAAGATCTTAATAGAGGGACAAACATTCCAGTCATTCCAATAAAGGCTGAAACCGATAAAATAACAAGGCTTTCGTCTGTGACTGGCATTATGGAAGCAGGCAAATTCTGGGTACCAACACGCGCTCCATGGTTGAATGATTACGTTACAGAATTAACATCAGTCCCATACGCAAAACATGATGATATGGCAGATGCAACGAGCCAATATTTACGATATTCGCAAAAACCAAAATATAAACCAGGTAGAAACGCACGTCATTGGAAGTAAGGATGTACTTACCGCATGATGATAATTATTTGAATAAATGTTTCTGGGAGATTCTCTAATGATAAAAGAAGATTTAATGAAAAAACATGTAGAATATAGTAAACATTTGAAAGACTGGACATTATATCAAACTGCCTATGTCGGAGGTACTGACTTTATAGACAGTTCGATTAAGAGACATCCCCGTGAAACAGAAGAAAACTATCTAATGAGAAAAGAAGAAGCCATTGTATTTAATTATGCAACAAGTATTATTAATCTCTTGAGCTTCTACTTAACGGAAAAAGACGCTATGCGTGATATGGGCGGACTTGCTACCGATAAGCAATGGCAAATGTTTAGAAGAGACTGCGATCTATACAATACTGATTTTAACGTTTTTATGAATAATGCACAAAAAGTATCATCGATTTATGGTAGCGCCGGCATTTTAGTTGATAAGGCTGGCTCTAATTTGCAAAATAAAGCTGAAGAAATTGCAATGGGAATATATCCATACTGTAGCATATACGCACTTCCAAATATATATGATTGGGCAGTAGAGAGACATCCATTGACTAATAGGCCAACGCTTACATATTTAAAACTCTATGAAGATGGAAATAATTTTTTAATATGGAAACTAGAATCATGGGAAAGATGGGAAATACCTACAGATGAAAAAGGAAATCAGGGTGATCCTCAGCTAATTGATTCAGGCGAAAATACATTAGGCGAAATTCCATTCTTTTGGTTTCTCAATGTCAGAAGTCCTGTTGATCCATTTTCAGGCATTAGCGATCTTACAGAAATAGCTCGCATTACAGCTTCAATTATTCGTGACTTATCTTCTTTACAGGAAATTATCAAATTTGCCGGGTTCCCAATGATGAGGAAGCCCTATAAAGATGAACGAAACTATAGTGAAGATCTGTCTGGAGTTAGGAGTATTCTTGAATTTGATCCAGAGTTACCCCAGTCGAAACCAGATTGGTTAGAATCTGAAGTGTTGGAGCCTATTCGCGGTGGCCTTGAATTTATTGGAACAAAAATTGATCAAATATATGAAACAGCACATATGGCTGGGGTGCATGCGCTTGAAAAAAGCTCTGAGGCCAGGAGTGGCGTTGCACTTAGATATCAGTTCAGTCAACTTTCTTCTATTTTAACAGAAAAAACTCGCAATATGATAGAATCTGAATATGCAATTTTGAGATTATGGCTGATGTGGCAGAATGAATCATCAAAATTTGATAAAATCAATATTAGAAGAAGTAAACAATTCAGCATCGATGATTTGGCCCAGGACATACACAATTTATTGAAGGTACAAGCGGCTTCTGTTAGTAAAACGATGTACCGTGAAATTCAAAAAACGTTACAACGAATTACATTGCCGGAGATCATAGACAGCACAAGGGAAGAGATAGACAGAGAAATCGAAGAAGCTGATATTATGACAGTGATAGACATACTTCAGGCGGCGGAAGATGCAAAAGTAATTAGCCAAAATAATGATGTAACAGATGTTATGGTAAACGATAATATTGCTACATCTGAACCTCAAAAGACAGAAATAGAGGCGGGATAAAAATAAGAGTCAACTAATTAAAAATGGGAGAAAAATGACTAAACATAATTATTATCTAAAGTCCCGTACTTCCAAATCCATCAAGTCCTCGATCTGAATTCATATTTACGCCATAAACACGAAATAATTCCGTTCTTGGCACATAAGCAACAACCGCTTGCGCAATTTTCATTCCTGGTTTAATCGTAAAAGGTTCATTTGAATGTCCAATAGAATTTAGTATAGTATATAAATTTAACTTTTAATAAAAAACAATAAAGTTTCAATAAAATTATGAAAACAACTAAATTCATAAAATTCCATACAGATGAAAACTTTGACAAGACTAATACCGTCAAAGATTTTCTCGAAAACTGTAATTATGTAGGAAATACTCTACTAAATTTGCA